TAAGTCATTATCAGAAGGAAGAATCACTTACATTATATCGCCCAGAAAAGTGTGGGAAGTAACCGGTCATGTTTGGAAGGGAAAGGAAGCATTATGAGAGACATAATCGATTCCATCCTGATCGGGGGATGTGCAAGTTATCTTCCGTTTTGGATATGGGACAGTAGAGCTGACCAGATCGCCGGAGCAATTGCACTGAGCGGAGTAATATACATAGCGAGGAGGTGGAGAGCATGGCAGGGTTAAGCAAAAAGCAGCTGGAAATCAAAAATCAAGCACTGATGGATTACATAAAGGCCGCAATCTGTGTGCTGGATGATCAGACAACAGAAGCGAGACATAAGACGGCATATACCGCAGGTCTTTTGAGTGTGGCAGAGGAAGGCGCAAACAGAAATGTAGCAAGAGGGTATTTTACACCGACTCCAAAATGGAGAATCCGGTATGCGGATGGAACAGTTGGATACCAGCTATACGAAAGGAAGTATGCTGTGGAAATTGCTGAGAAAAAGAAAGACGAGTACGGCGGCAGTTACACGATTGAGCCTGTGGAATGAAAAAAGGATCCTCAGAGCTGCAACTCTGGAGGATCCAAAAGATAATAATAGTTTATCACCCTTTCATTGTATGAGGGTAGAAAGGAAAAGTCAATGATTAAAGTAGAGAAAACTGGAAACAAAATGGAACTGGAAATTAAAGGAGATACACATGATCTGATTTTTGAATTTGATGCTGTACTGAAAGCAATGTGTGAAGTACTGGATAGAAACCTTGTAAAGGCTGCTCCATTTACCGCGGAAGATCTCTTACATACAATGGTACATAATATAGTGGCAGAAGGAAAGTAAATGAAAGAAGAAAGATTTACAATTCCTAATCCAAATGGTGCCGGATACCGCATTCCTGCCTGCAGGGGCGGGAACTTCCGGACAGAGTGGCAGCAGGACCAGCCAGTTATATATGGAAGCATTGCTGATCGGCTGGGTGCTTATGAAGACATCGGAAGTATTGAAGAATTAAGGGAACTGAAAGCGAGGAAGATTAAATGAAATTAAATAAACTGGTATCTACTTTAAATATGGAGCATAAAGAATGGCTGGAAAACAGACGTAAAGGCATCGGCGGTTCTGATGCCGGAAGTATCTGTGGACTGAATCCTTATTCTTCCGCAATTGCAGTATTTCAGGATAAAACACAGCCATTGACAGAAAAGCCAGATAACGAATCTATGAGACAGGGGCGTGATCTGGAAGAATATGTTGCCCGCCGGTTCATGGAAGAAACTGGTAAAAAGGTACGCAGGGCAAATGCAATCTTCTATAAAGAAGAGCAGCCCTTCATGCTTGCAAATGTAGACCGCCTGATCGTTGGCGAAAATGCCGGATTGGAGTGTAAGACAGCATCTGCGTATTCTGCTGATAAATGGAAAGACGGACACATTCCGGAATCTTATGAGATCCAGTGTCACCATTATATGGCAGTGACCGGAGCGGATGTCTGGTATATCGCATGTGTGATTCTTGGAAAAGAATTTGTTTGGCACAAGATCGAACGTGATGAAGAAATCATTCAGATGCTGATCAGTGTAGAATCCGACTTCTGGAATAACAATGTGCTTGCGGATAAGATGCCGGCACCGGACGGAAGCAAGGCAGCAGAAGAATTACTTTCGAAATATTACAAAACATCTGATCCGGACAAGATGATTCCACTGGTTGGATTCGATGAGAAGCTAAAGCGCAGGGCAGAGATCACTGATCTTCAGGACAAACTGGAGAAAGAGAAGAAACAGATCGAGCAGGAAGTAAAGGTTTATATGGAGGATGCAGAAAAAGCTGATTCTGACAGTTATTCGGTCACATGGAAATCTGTGACTGCAAACCGTGTAGACACAAAGAAACTGCAGACAGTCTATCCGGAAGTATATAAAGAGTGTGCGAAACCTTCTCAGAGCAGAAGATTCACAGTAAAAGAGATTGCATAGGAGGATAAATGGAATGGGAGTAAAAGATGCATTAGCTGAAAAAACAGAGAGCAAAGGTGCTGTAAAACTAACAAAATCTATGAGTATCGCAGACATGATCAAGGCTATGGAGCCTGAGATCAAGAAAGCACTGCCTCAGGTGATCACACCGGAGCGTTTTACCAGAATGGCATTATCTGCATTGAACACGACACCAAAGCTTGCAGAGTGCAGTCAGATGTCCTTCCTTGGTGCTCTGATGAATGCTGCACAGCTTGGCTTGGAACCGAACACTCCACTGGGACAGGCATACCTGATTCCTTACCGAAATAAAGGCAAGCTCGAGTGCCAGTTCCAGATCGGTTACAAAGGTCTTATCGATATGGTATACCGGAACGACAATATCCAGACGGTGCAGGCACAGTGCGTATATGAAAATGATGAATTTGAGTATGAACTTGGTCTGGAACCAAAACTGGTACATAAACCGGCATTAAAGAATCGAGGAAATCTGCTTCTTGTATATGCACTCTGGAAAGCAAAAAACGGCGGTTTTGGCTTTGAGGTGATGAGCAAGGAAGATATTGATATTCATGCAAGAAAGTACAGCCAGAGCTTTTCCAGCAGCTACAGTCCGTGGAAAACGAACTATGAGGAGATGGCAAAGAAGACGGTTATCAAGAAATGTCTGAAATATGCTCCGGTGAAATCGGATTTCGTTATGCAGGTATCCAATGACGAGACCGTCAAGTCAGAACTCAGCGTAGACATGTCTGAGATTGCAAATGAGCAGGAACCGGTCATCGATGCAGAATATAACGAAGTTGTAGCAGAGCAGGAGACAGTAGCCGCAGAAGCATAACTCAGTAACGGTGCTTATGATCCATCAAAAGCATTGAAATATATCACACAAAATAACAGACAGCCCCGGGTAGTTCCGGGGCGGAAAGGGGCAACATGAAACACATCAATATGGAAACCTTTGCGAATGGAGCGTTCACAGAGCAGATCAACCGGGAGTTGAAGAAAGTGACAGAAAACATTCAGGATCCTAATACGGATGCAACCGCAAAGAGAAAGATCACAGTTATGATCGAGTTCAAACCGAACGAGGCAAGAAATTTTGTGACCACAGGAGTACAGGCAAAAGCAACACTTGCACCGGCACTGGGAGCTGTTACAGCACTCAGTATGGGTAAGAACCTCAAGACCAATGAGGTTGAGGCATATGAGGTAGGAAGCCAGATTCCGGGACAGATTACGATGGAGGAGATTCTGGAAGCTACAGAAGAGATGGAAGACGGCAGAGTGGTAGATAAATCTACCGGAGAGATTTACGAGACACCAGCTAAAAATGTAGTTGATTTAAGAGCTGTACGTCAGGCTTAAAGATAGAAAACAGGAGGATAAAATACTATGATCAGAGAAGCAATGCAGTTTTTAACAGGATTGAAGGAAGAATCAATGGAGCCGAAAGTGGTTGAGATTGCGGGAAAGACATATTGTAATAAGAATTTACAGAGATATGATGAAGAGCCTACGGCAAAAGAGATCACTGCATCAACACTTACTGCAATGATCGATTATATCTATAATCTTTCCGATGAATTAAGAGAGAACATGATCATTCATGTGCAGGATCCGCAGACAGTCCGCCTCTATAGTGGATTAAATAAAGAACGTAAAAGAGAATATCTGTTCAGATCAGATGCCATTGTGCCATGCTTCAGATATGGCAACTATTATGGACAGGAAGAATTCCTGATCGAGATGCAGGCAAACTTTGAGGTGACTCCTGATCTGGAAACAATCCTTAAAGTTGCAGGTAATGTGGAAGCAAAGACAACGGCGAACTATGGTGATGACGGAGTTACCCAGAAGACGACCATCAAGCAGGGAATCGCATCTAAAGCAGATGTTCTTGTGCCGAATCCGGTTACACTGACACCATACAGGACTTTCCTTGAAGTCAAGCAGCCTTCCAGTGAATTTGTATTCCGCATCAAAGATAACGGCGGTGCCCCGGCATTTATGCTTGTCGAGGCAGAAGGCGGCCTCTGGAGAGCAGAAGCAATGCAGAACATCAAAGAATATCTTACGAAAGCACTGGAAGATATTTCAGATGAAAAGAGCAAGATCACAATCATTGCATAATTATTGGTTATACGTACCCCGTCTGGAAACAGGCGGGGAGATAGAAAGGAATACATGAAAACGATTTGTTTTACAGTGCCCGGCAAGCCGCAGGGAAAAGCGAGGGCACGTACATTTTATAACCCCAAGACACAGGGAATGAGCAGCGTGACACCGGAGAAGACCGTACTGTATGAGAATTTTATTTCGACCTGCTACTTACAGATAGCAGGAGAAGAAAGATTTGAAGATACTGCATATATCCGGATACGCATCCAGGCATTCTTTGAAGTACCAAAGAGCAGCTCTAAGGTGAAAAAGGAAGCTATGTTGAATGGCGAGATCCTTCCGGCGAAGAAACCGGATATCGATAATATTGCGAAGGCTGTTCTGGATGCACTGAACAGCGTAGCGTACCGGGATGATACCCAGGTAGTGGAATTACAGTTAAGGAAACAATACAGCGAAAAACCACGAGTAGAGATCTGCATGGAAGAACTGGAGGTATAACCGGATATGGCAAGGCGAAAACAGGAAGGAAATCGCTTTTTTCGCCTGGATGTGGATTTTTTTTCAGATAAAAAGATAAAGATCTTAAAGGCCAGATATGGAGCCGATGGGATCACCCTGTATATGTATCTTCTGTGTGAGATATATAAATCAGGATATTATTTAAAGATTGATGATGATTTTGAGTTCATCGTATCGGATGATCTGAACATGGACAGTAACAAGGTGAAGCAGGTCTTGAACTTCTTATTGGAACGGTCACTGTTTGACAACACACTTTTTCAGTCGGACAAGGTCTTGACCTCTGCCGGAATACAGAGGAGATATCAGGCAATGGTAAAAGCCAGAGCACTGAAAAATCCGATCACAGTAGAAAGGTTTTGGATCCTTCAGGAGGAAGAAACGGAAACCTTTATTAAAGTGAACCCTTCTTTAAATAATTCCGAGAATAATCCGAATAATTCCAAGAAAAATAACGATAATTCCGAGAAAAATGACATAAAAGGAAAAGAAAGGAAAGGAGAGTATATATATACGGCTCCGCCGGGTACATACTTTGCTGATTCTTCTTTGAATGAAGCCTTCCTGTTGTTCCTGAAGGTAAGACAGAACAATGGAGACCGTCTGACGGATGAACAGATACAGCTTCTGAGGGAAGAACTGAGCTCCATGTCTGACAAGCCGGAAGAACTGACCGCCATTGTAAAGAAGTCAGTGATGAGTGGATGGAAGACATTTTATCCATTGAAGAAGAGCCATGGCAAGAAGACAGAATCGAAGAACAGCAAAAACCGGTTTAATAACTTTCAACAGAGAGAATACGATTTCGATGATTATGAAAAGCAGTTGTTGAATAAAGGACAGGAGGGATAGTTTATGGATAAGACCTGTGCAACATGTATTGAGAATGACGATGGTCTCTGTGACCGCAAAGGGATCCTAGTCCATGATGATGATACCTGCAGTCTGCATAAAGAATCATGGAAAGATGCAATGTTAAGGCAGTTCAACAGAAGAACAATGAGGTATTGAGTCCTTCCCTCGTAATGAAGGGGTCGTGAAAATAGACAGAAAGGAGCCAGCCTCCGGCCGGGGCAAGGGTATACCGGGCTTCTGAGAAATATGATTCATGGAGAACTAATTGTAGATAATTTTGCAGGTGGGGGAGGTGCTTCCACCGGAATAGAGTTGGCTACGGGATACAGTGTTGACATAGCAATTAACCATGATCCTGAAGCTATACGGATGCATAAGACAAATCATCCGAACACAAAGCATTACTGCGAGGATGTTTGGCAGGTTGATCCTGTCGAAGCATGTAAGGGCTATCCGGTAGGACTTGCGTGGTTCTCACCGGACTGTAAGCATTTTTCCAAGGCGAAAGGCGGAAAGCCAAAGGACAAATTTATTCGCGGCCTTGCCTGGGTAGCGTGCAGATGGGCGGGGCTTGTAAGACCGAGAGTGATTATGCTGGAGAATGTAGAAGAATTCAAAACATGGGGACCACTTAACCGGCGAAAACATCCAATCAAGTCCAAGCAGGGAAAGACATTTGAGAAATTTGTGCAGCAGCTCACAGATCTCGGATATGAAGTACAGTTTCGTGAACTGGTAGCTGCAGATTATGGTGCGCCGACCATGCGAAAGAGGTTCTTTCTGATTGCCCGATGTGACGGCAATCCAATTGTGTGGCCAAAGCCAACACACGGACCGGCAGACAGTGAAGCGGTGAGAAATGGTAGCCTTAAACCTTATGTCGGAGCATATACGCAGATTGATTTTAACAGACCATGCCCTTCAATTTTTGATACATCTGAGCAGATCAAGAAAAAATATGGTATCCGTGCAGTGCGGCCGCTTGCACCAAAAACAATGGCACGAATTGCAAGAGGATTGAAAAAGTTTGTTCTTGAGAATCCAGAGCCGTTTATTATTCAGTGTAATCACGGTGGAAAGCGCAGGCCAAACAATATAAAAGAGCCAATGCCGACTATTACAGGAAAACACGGATATGGGATTGTCGAACCAACGCTTGCACCGTATATGGGTATCAATACAACAAATCATCCGGGAGGAAGTTGTAAAGATCCTATACATACCATTACAACCGGAAATCAGCAATGTGTAATCAGCCCGTTATTGATTCAGTATCATTCCGAAACAGTGCAGGGAGAGGTGAGAGGACAGACAATAGATGATCCGGTTATGACTGTTGATAGTTCATACAGATATGGGCTGGTTACATCGTTTTTGAGTAAATTCTACAAATCAGGTACGGGGCAGGATCTCAGAGAACCTTTGCACACAATCACAACGTCACCGGGACATTTTGGAGAGGTACGAGCTTTCTTGACGAAATATTATGGAACAGGTACAGGGCAGAGTGTAAAAGAGCCTCTTGATACTATAACAGCACAGGATCGTTTTGGATTAGTTGTAATTGACGGAACAGAATACCAGATTGTGGATATTGGATTGAGAATGTTGGAACCAAGTGAATTGTACGGATGTCAAGGTTTCCCGGAAGATTACATAATCGATCATGATTACACTGGAAAGAGGTATCCAAGAAGTGAACAGGTCAGGAGATGCGGAAATGCAGTGTGTCCACCAATACCCGCTGCATTGGTAAAAAGTAATCTGCCTGAGCTTTGTGTTGCAGTCAGAAATCCGATTTGCAGGACGGACAGGATGAAAGAGGAAACCGGCGGGCAACTGAGATTTGCATAGGAAAGGGGAGAAGCTGAAATGAATTCTTTTAGATATTACAGTGATTTAGACAGACATCCGTTTACTGGAGAACGAAAGGTAAACTTTAAGGCAAAGGTAACGGAAAAGGAAAGCTTGAAGAAGTTCTTCAGTGAAACAGTAGGAACGAAGTGGATTCAAAACGTGACACCGGGAAAAATATACGAGATCTACAAAGTAGAAGGATATGGAGATTGTGCAGATTTTTACTTTAAAGATGATTCGGGAAAAGAACAGTATTTGGCTGATTCCTTTTTGGAGGAGGTAGAAGATGATTGAAATACTTGATGTCAAAGATGCAGAACCAAAGAAATTGGACATAACACCAGAACTTGCTATTGCTGCATATAATACGCTGATACAATTCTGCAAACAGCAGGAAGGAATGATTCTGTGTAGCAGATGCATTTTGCACAATAGCTGTCCAGCGATAACTGATCGCGCCCCAGCACCCGAGAAGTGGGAAGAAATCCATTATCCCAGAATGACGAGCAACACCACAATCGAATATCTGAAAGATGGCAGAGCACAGCTGATCACCTACGGCAGAAGCGAAGATGCAGAGAAAGCATTTAAGGAGATGAAGAAGAATGGCATATAAAAATCATGAGGGTTATCCGGATCCGACTTCCGGACAGGCTATGAAGGGAGCTCACTGGGAAGAACTGCAGCAGTTACGTGAGAAGGAACATGGCCTGAAACGCGGACAGAAAATCACGATCATTGAAACGTGCAAAGAAGAGCATAAGCCGGCAAAAAAAGTGAAGAGAATCTATACGGTTATCGAACTGTATAAGCACTGTGTCCTTTTGAAGGACGAAAAAGGTTTCTGTATGGCACCATCATACATACAGTTACAGTCATTAATGCGAGGTGGGGACTGATGGGGATTAAGGTTACCAGGGAGATGCTGGACCGGTATCGGAAGTTGAAACAGGAAATACCAGTGCTGGAGCTGGAACTTCTGATGATGAAGAACACGGAGGCGGGATTGGGAAATGATACGATCTTTGATTATCAGACCGGTTATCCCAGACCACAGAGTGTTGTAGGTTTTGATCAGAAGAAGTATGACCGGCGGGAGAAGGTACTGGAACGCAAGAAAGAAAAGGTCAAAGCCATGGATCAGTGGATTGACGATATCAAGGATGGACAGACCAGATGCGTGTTTAGGATGTTCTATAAGCAGAACATGACGTGGAAGGCGATTGCGAAGCAGATTGGCATGCCGCACAATGAGGATTATCCAAGGCTGATGATTCGTGATAAGTATTTAAAAAATCAGGGAATAAAGTAAAATAGTTCGGATTATTCGGATAATTCGTTGTATGATGAGAATGTAGCCAAAGGCTTAAAGGCCGGCGGCTCTTTTCCCTACCCCCAGGGTGATGAAAATATTGCCCTTCAATCTTTGGTGGTGCTCAGATTGAGGAGCAATAACGGAATACTTCCCGGATGGGAGGAAGCGTGAGCCGTCCAGTTCGAGTCTGGATATTCCGATTTCCCACAAAATAATAAAATAAGATTGCTTTTTAACAAATAAAGTTAATATAGCAATCTTATTTTGGTTGATAAATAAAGGAGTGAATGATATTATGAAATTTATAAATATCTTATTTTGTGGGGATAAAAGAATGAGAATTAATAAATTAGAAATATCAGGAATTGGGGGAATAAAACAACTTACGTTGAATTTTACACCTCAGCTTAATGTTATATGTGGGGCAAACGGAATTGGAAAGACTACGATATTAAAAATTATTTCGGATGCATTTTCAAATAATATAAGAATTGTGAAAAGAAATGCAGAATGTAAATCCGGAAAATATAAGTTGCAAGTAGAAAATGCAAATAAAACTTTTGATATCGAGCATAAAATTGAAAAATTTGCACCTAATGAAAATGAATATGATATTAACAATACTGAGTTAGCAA